GATATTCATGTTATAATGGACAAAGGTCAACTGTTGGAACTGGCGCAGTTCGCATAGTTTGGCCCGGTAATACTCGCACATTCCCATCAACTTGCGTAGGTTCACCATGACAACAAAATATATTGGTGGATTTATAACTAAAAGTCCTGTTGCTCCTACAACATCTGCTGCGTCAGGTATTTGGACTGCTGAACAAGCATTGCAATACACAAAAGCTGGTACTTGGCCCCGCTCTCCAAGTGCGCCAACTATTGGCACTGCTACGGCTGGTGCGGCTGGGTCTGGTGCTGCAACTGTTTCTTTTACAGCTCCATCCGATCTTGGAACAGGGACTATTAGCTATACGGCAACATCAAGCCCTTCTGGCGGCACTGGAACAGGATCTTCCCCGATTACAGTAACTGGGCTTACTAATGGCACTGCGTATACATTTACTGTCACAGCAACTAACGCTAATGGAACTTCTGCGGCTTCCGCGGCTTCTAACAGTGTAACTCCTGTAAGTATTTATTACTTTACATTATCAACCAACACTGATATTACCAATGGCATAGTTGGAACAGACACAGCCAATAGTAGAACAATGTTTGCAGGTGGTTACTCAAACGCTAATATCTTCCCTGTTAGTGCATCAGGAAATCCAAGTGCAGGAGTAACGCTTCCAGTTCAAGTTAGCAATGATGCTCAAGTAAAAGTATCAGGAAGCAATGTGTATTTAGTTGGTGCAGGTGGGTCAGGTAATTTTAATAAAATTCGCGCACTTAAATTAAACACCAGTTTATCAATTGTATGGCAAAGAGAACTTGTAAGCAGTCAGGCCAATATGTATGCTTCTCAAGTTGCTGTTGGAGATAGTGATGCTGTATATGTTGGTGGTACTAATCAAAGCAATCCTTCTCCACCAGATTACAGATGTTGGGTAGGAAAATGGAATAGTTCTGGAACTATTCAATGGTACAAAGAAATGAGCAACTCATTTTCTCCAGGAAGCGGTGGCCAAATGAGGGCTATCGCTTGGAACGGTTCTAGTATATGTATAAGTTCTTCTTTTCAAGCCGACTTTGAAGGAGGAGGGCAACCAGTTTTCACTAGAATAAATGCCGCTGGTACTTCTCAAGTTGCTTATCCTGTATCGTGGACTGCAAAAAATATGGTTGCAAACGGAACTGCCCTTTATGCGGCAACTGACGGAGGCACAACATATTCAATAAATAGTACCGCAACCCCCATAAGTGGAAACTGGGGTAGAACTAATTCAACTTCAATTGACGGAGTAACTGTAGATTCAAGTGGCAATGTTTATGTTGTGGCATCTTTAACCACTCCTTTCAATTGCATTGAAATTTACAAATTTGACTCATCAGGTAATTTGCAATGGCAAAGAAGATGGAGAGACTCTACTTCTGATGTAGGTTTATTTAACTGTTCAATAAGCATAGCCGCTGAAGGTCAAATTGCTGTTAGATTTATTCAAAGCGGAAATTATAAATGGGCAGTGTTGGCAGTAAACCCAGATGGTTCTGGAGCAGGAACTTATTCTTTGGGTGGAAAATCTTGGATATATTCAGTATCAACTAGAACTATTTCAAATACGGGTAATCCAAGTTTCTCTGGTAGCACTAATCAATATAATGATGCGTCAAGATCTGAAGGCGCTGCTTCACTTTCAACTTCTGCATACACGGTACTAGCAAATCAGGTAGGTTTATAAAATGATACATTACTATAATGTTGAAACAAACGAATATCCTTGCTATCAAGGAGATTTAGAACTACTTGGTTGGACTGTTGGAGAACCTTTACCTGAAAATTGGGTTGAGGTAATAGAAGTGGTTTCAGCGCCAGAATTTGATAATGAAAATGAAACACTTGAATTATCTTTACCAAAAAATATAGATGGACAATGGCATCAACAAATTGTTGTGCGCCCGCTAACAGTTGAAGAAAAAGATCGCAAAAGAAAGTATGAAGAAGCGAAAAGTTTTTACGCAAGTATGCAATTAGATGCTTAACGAGCAAATAAATGGCTACTACTTACCGTTATCTTTTTGTTGATTTATTAAGCAACACTATTATTGGTGAGTTGCCTTTAACTGGCGTTGGGTTCACACAGCAATTAAATCAACCTGGGAGTTTTCAAGGTCACTTGCTTTTGTCAGGCGTAAATGCCGATAAATATAATGTGCAACTTTCAACCATTCCTGCTCATTGCGGGTTGTATGTAGATCGTGATGGCATCTGGGTATGGGGAAGCGTTATTTGGGGGCCCTCGTATAACAGTACCTCACAAACGCTTTCGTTCAACGCTCAAGAGTGGATCTCATATTTTGATCACAGGCGCGTTACACAAGACATTCAATTTACAAATACAGATCAATTACTGGTAGCCAAAACCCTTATTGAAAATGCGCAAAATGCCACTTATGGTGACATTGGTGTTGGGTATAACAGCGCAGGCCAAACAACTTCAGGCGTGTTAATCAACCGTGTTTATTACAACTATGAATTTAAAAATGTTTTTCAAGCAATTCAGGATCTTAGCCGCCAGGGTGACGGATTTGATTTTTCAATTGATGTTGAATATGACGGCATTACGGGTTTGCCTGTTAAAAACTTTAACACTTACTATCCCCGTAGCGGTTTGGCTTATTCTTTTGGCAATCCTAATGTTCCTGTATTTACATTTCCTGCGGGCAACATGGTGGAATATGAATACCCTGAAGATGGCTCAGTTGTAGCCAACACGGTTTATGCGTTAGGCGCAGGCTCTAATGAAGGAAAGTTAATTGCCACGGGGCAAGACACAAGCAAATTAACAGCGGGTTGGGCATTGCTTGAAACCACATCTAATTATTCTGACATTACAGATGCAACAGTTTTACAAGAACTAGCCAACGCGCAATCTTTGGCTACCTCTTATCCTCCAACAGTCTTAAAAGTTGTTGTGCCTGCTTATGTTGATCCTGTATTTGGCACTTATCAATTAGGTGATGATGCGCGTATTATCATTACAGATAGCCGTTTCCCTAATACGCTTGATGAAATTTACCGCATTGTTGGCCTTACAGTTCAGCCAGGTGAAAACGGCCCTGAGCGCGTAACATTAACTCTTGCTCAAGGGGCAGGAGAAGCCTAATGCCATACATCAACCAACCAATTGACCTGCAAAGAATGTTTGCAGATATAAATAACCGTTTGAACAAACTAGAAACAGCGGTGCGGTTTACATTTCCTAATGTAACTTCAGATCCAACTTACCCGCGTATTGGTGATGCGTGGCTAAACATTACAACTAACCAGGCAAAAATAGTAGATAGCACTGGCACTGTTCGCGTCATTACCTGGACATAATTGGTAACATTTAGCCGTGAACATTACTTTAGACACTACTCTTGCCCTGGCTCAACTCATAGCCTTAGTGCTTGGTGGTTTCAGAATTTGGCGCAAAATAGATACAAGACTTACAGCGCAAGATAATAAATTGGCAAAGATTGAATACGCTTTATTTAATGACGGCCGCGGCATGGAACAACAACTTAAAGAAGTTCACAAAAATCAACAATTACTTATTACAGAAGTGGCAGTATTAAAAGCAGTTAGAACATAGGAGGCAATATGATCAACAAAGTTTTAGAATTATGCAAGGCATCAGTGGGCTACACAGAAAGCCCTAACAATGACACGACATTTGGCAAATGGTTCGGATTAAATAATCAACCCTGGTGTGCTATGGCCGCTTCTAAGATGTACTTTGATGCTGGCATGATCAAAGCAGTAGCCAACACCAAAAAAGGTTTTGCCTCATGTGATGCTTGGTTAAAGTACCTAACAAAGAACAATCAACTTGTGCCGCTAGGACAGGCTAGAGCGGGAGATCTTGTTTTCTTTCAATTTGATGAAGATGCTCAACCTGATCATGTAGGCATTGTTAAGTTCCACAACACAAGACTCAAGTACCTACAAGTATTTGAGGGCAATACCTCAAGCGGTAAATCAGGTAGCCAGTCAAACGGTGATGGGTTTTATCTCAAGAGGCGTGACTACAAAACAATCATGGCGGTAGCCCGCCCAAAGGAGTAAAAATGAACGCAAAAATCAAAGCAGTAATTGAGTCCTATGTACGCGCTTTTGTTGTAGCGCTAGGCGTGGCGTACAGTGATGGATTTACAGGAACAAAGGAAATCCTCATTGCAGGCGTAATTGCCGTTGCTGGCCCTGCTATCCGCGCAATCAATCCAAAAGATCCTGCGTTTGGCGTAATGGCAGATGTAGTAACCGCAGAACTAGACAAGTTAGCAAAGGCTGACAAGAAGAAAGCCGCACCCAAAAAGAAAACGAAGTAGTGAACAGCCCCGCTAACGCGGGGCTTTTTACTTTGCGGTACGCTTTACTCAAGGAGGCAAATATGGCACTAGAAAACGCGTTTGGTGAAATTTTAAGCAAACGAAACATTAGGCGGGTAGGCGGCGTTTGTACTTATCAAGAAATGTACGACAATCTAACGGCAAATGATAAAAAAACATTAGATGAAGCCTGGGAAAAGGGTTATCCAGTCAGTTTAATTGTTCAAGCATTGCGGGCAGATGGCCATAAATGCAGTGCTGACACAATCAGACTTCATAGAAGCGGAACTTGCAGGTGTCCAAAAGAGTAGAAGAAGTTCTTGATGATCGCCAACATGAGTATGGAAGCGCTCGCAGGAACTTTACGGCCATAGGCCGCATGTGGGGCGCGCTTTTAAACATTGAGGACATTGACCCTGCCATTGTTGCGTTGATGTTTGATGCGGCAAAATCAATACGGATTACGGCGAACCTAGAACATGAAGATAGTTGGATAGACAAAGAAGGCTACACACACCACGGCAAGGAGATCGTGTTTACAAATGAGCCTTGAAAAAAGATTACAGGACATGCCTGAAGGCATAGAGTCGCAAGATGTAAAAGAATTACGCCAGGTAATTTTACGATTGCAAAAACAATTGAAACAGTCCAAAGAGCGCAGTGAAGATTTAGTAGAGGCAACTCACCGCGGCGCTTATGATGCAATGATTGCATTGGGTGCAGTTCCGCCTGTTTCTGCGCCACAAAAAGATACGCGTAAAGTAAATGCTGAAGTGGCTTTGATCCACACAACGGATTGGCAAGGCGCAAAAGTTACAACCAGTTACAACACTGAAATTATGCGTGAGCGCGTGATGCAGTTTTCTGAAAAAGTTGTACACCTGACTGATTTACAACGCCATCACCACCCTGTAAAAGAATGTGTAGTGATGTTTGGCGGTGACATGGTTGAAGGTTTGTTTAATTATCCTGCGCAGTTATGGCAAATAGACGCTTCATTGTTTGGCCAATTCACCAGTGTTTCAAGGCTTTGCGTGGATTTTGTGCGCGAGATGTTAGCCAATTTTGAAAAGGTCACAGTTATTGCTGAGTGGGGAAATCATGGGCGCATTGGTGGCAAGCGCGCAGAAGTACCTAAATCTGACAATGTGGACAGAATGGTTTATGAAATGAGCCGTCAGATCCTTGCAGGAGAAAAGCGCCTAACCTGGGAAGATTGCCCTGAAGATATTCAAGAAGTTGAAATTGGTAATTATCGCGCCCTGCTCATGCATGGTGATGAATTAGGCCGCTCAGGATTTGCAAGCCCTGCCGCATGGATTGCAGGCGCTAACCGTTGGAAAGCGGGCGCACATGATTACGATTTTCACGACATTTTTCTAGGGCATTACCACCGACATGCACAAGAGCCAATCCAAAAGCACTACAACATTTATTGGACAGGTTCAACAGAGTCAGATAACCGTTATGCGCGTGACTCAATGGCCGCTAGTGGCAGACCGTCACAGCGTTTGCATTTTGTAGATCCAATTAAGGGCAGAACAACAGCGCAATATCAGGTTTGGTTGGACTAATCTTCATCATCATCTGAATACTCAGATGTTATTAAACGCATGTCAGAAACATCAATGCCATGTTCCGTTGCTTTATCCATAGCCTCTTTGAATGTTGATAAACAACGATTTGTTAAATCACTTACCATGTCAGGATAAACCGCTTCACTTCCTAATTCCACGACAAGGCCGCCTAAACGGATTGAGATTTGTGAATAAGCCATGATTTCCCCCTGGCCCTAAGTATGACATTTTCGCCGCGCCACGCCGATAAATTACGGGGTTCTTGTGTTTGTCAGCGCCATAGGCTTTAATCCTCCTTACACGGGCTAGTTAGCCCCAAACAGGAAGGTTACAAATGGCAAGTTACAAAGGCCCATTGGATTACATTGATGTGGCAACAAGAATTATTGAGTTCAGAGAAAAGTTCCCGCATGGTTCATTACAGTCATGGAAAGACCCGTATGTAATTGAAGTAAAGATGCCTGATGGATCTATTAAAAGTTACATGGTGTACAGCGCTGCGGCATACCGCTCACCTGATGACTCATTGCCAGGCGTAGGTTGGGCATACGAGCCAATTCCAGGGCCAACCAACTTCACCCGTGACTCTGAACTACAAAACGCTGAAACAGCCGCCTGGGGGCGCGCAATGGTGGCCGCTCTTGCAGTGGATACAAAGAAGGGCATTGCATCATCTGAAGAAGTGCGCAACCGCCAAACAAAAACAACTGAAGCGCCACAAGCAAAAGCACCTGCGGCAAAGCGTGAGTACACAGAAGATGAAAAAGCAAGCGCATTTGCTGTTTACAGTTTGGTTGAAACACAATCAGATGTTGAAGAATTAAAAGCGGCGTGGCAATTAAATGCTGATTTGCTTGATGTTGTCATCAATGGCGTTACTCTGCGTGATCACATTTTGGCGCGTAAGGAAGCCCTCAATGGATAACATGGAATTGCCTTTTAAGCCCTATGCAGGCACATCAGGGTGGCGCGGATCTGAAGCAAGTTATGACCGCGCAATTGAAGATGATGCCAATGGCACAACTGGCAAGCGCCAAAAACAAACTTTAGTTGCATTAGGTGCGGCAGGTATTCGCGGCCTTACCTGGAAAGAACTAGGCGAAATGTTTGAATGGCATGCAGGGCAATCTTCAGGTTGCCTTTCAGTGCTACATCTTGAAGGCATGGTTGCGCGTTTAAGCGAGCGCCGTAACCGTTGCTCAGTTTATGTTCTTCCCGCATTTGTAAACGGAAGAAAAATTACAGAACGAAAAACCAATACATGCAAACACTGCGGAGGTGTCTTATGAGCAAGAAAGAAAACAAGTTTGAACCATCAAACGGATTAAAGGTTGCAGTTCATTTCAACATTATTGCAATCCGCGCAGTAGCGCAGGAGTTGGACATGTTTCCTGAGGTGCTTGCTGAAAAGTTAGACAGAGCAGGATTTATGCTCACGCCTGACCCATTTAACATGTCATCAGATGCAGGCAAAGTAATTGTTTTGCAGAACAAGCGCGAGAATTCAAACATCAGCCTTGTGAAAGATGAGACAAATGATGAGTGAAATTATTACTCCCGCAATGGTGGAGCAAAAATTACGCGGGTTATCCAAAGAAGTTGATGAAGCACACAAAGTATTGGTGGAGGTAGAAACCGTTTACCATGTTGTGAAAGCAGATTATGAAATTGCTATGGCTAAATCACGCATGACTTTGGCAACCAAATCATCACCTACTGGTAAAAACTACACAGTAGGCGAGCGTGAGGACATGGCGTTAATTGAAAATGAGGAATTGCATAGAAATCTTGCAGTAACTCAAGCCAAAGTTTTAGCCTCACGCGGTAATACCAATAGGCTCAAAATGCAGGTGGACATTGCCCGTTCAGTAGGTACATCAGTGCGCACCAGTATGGATTTAACATGATCAATTTTTTAATTGGTTTAGTCATGGGTGTGGTCATTGGTTATTGGGCTTATCCGCTGTACATGATGATTAAGTTGTACAGGATTAGAAAAAGAATTGAACAAATTGAAAAAGATTTTATGGGTTTGAAAGATGACCTTTATGGCAAACAATGGAATGAGGATAATTTGTGATTGACCTACAAAACATGGTGGTTAAAACCTTAGTAGCAAACGACAACGCTAGGGCTAGATCGCAACAAACAGCCATTGGCCCATCTGCAATAGGTGGGTGTCAGCGCAGGTTGTGGCATGACATAGCGCAGACAGAACCAACAAATGTTGGTGACAAGTTGGGCGCAATCTTGGGAACTTACATTCACACAGGCATAGAAGAAGCCATCAGGCGTGAAGATCCTTTTGGCGTTCAGTATGAACTTGAGATAGCCGTAGAAGCCAATGGCGTACCAGGGCATGTGGATTGCTATGACAAAATCAATCACACAGTAATTGACTGGAAAACCATTAAGAAAGGTAGCGGCCGTTACTTTGGTGGCAACAACAGGCAACAGGTTTGGCAGATACATCTTTACGGCTATTTACTTATACAAAATGGTTACACAGTCAAAGATGTAGCCCTAGTAGGTATTCCCCGTGATGGAAAAATGTCTGACATTTTGGTGTACATGCAGCCCTATGATGAGGAAATTGCATTACAAGCGTTGGCGCATTTAGAAAAGACAAGGGAAATGGTTGCCTTGCAACTTAAACCTTCTCCTGAAAAACCTTTGGCTTTTTGCGCGGACTTCTGCCCCTACTATGATCCGACAGGAGAAGAAGGTTGCCCAAGTACACAGAAGTAAATTGGGAAGATGCAGAATGTAAGCGGTTAGAGGTTCACACAGATTTGTTTTACGACATAGAAGAACAAAGATCTGTTGATGCCTATGACCACATTAATGCAGTGCGATCTATTTGTCTCTCTTGCCCTATTTGGAAAGACTGTTTAACCTACGCATTTCAGTACGAAAATTATGGAATGTGGGGCGGCATGACTAGCCAAGAAAGGGCAAGCATTGATGAGCCGTTAAAGTACCCCAATCAACGCATTAGAGGACTTAAAGCCCTACAACAAATGGGCGTGACATTAGAAATGATTAAGGAGTGCAAAAAGTGAAGGCT